ACCCGGCAGTCGGTGCACACCACTTTAAAGCTGCCGAGATAGGGATGAACAAGCGAGGCAGGCCCGTCCATGGCGCAAGCTTCGATCATGCGGTCGCGGCGCGCGATGTAATCGTCGCCCAGGACGAAGGCCTCAAAGGTAAACTCCGAGGGCTTTAATCCCAGATCTTCCGCCAGATGCCGGTTACGGCCCGGATAGCTGTGAATCTGGACACGGCGGCCGCCGATCGAGCTGTCATGGTTAAAGACGCTGAAACCGACGCCCCGGAAGCTCGCAGGCAGAAGTTTGTCTTTCCAGCTCATTGTGCTACAGTTCCGGCTATGGAACTGAAACGCACAGTTGTTAACCTTCTACTCATGGGCGCCGCGTCGGCCGCTCTAGCAGGGTATTTTTTCGACCTGGGACCGGTCGATATTGCGGTTGCCTTTGCTGGCGGCATTATCGCCGGCCTGTACTGGCTTGATCCCGTGACAGAAGAAGTTCCAGAATAACTCTCCATCACGGCCCCACCATCGAGTAACCGGCGTCGACATTGATGCCGAAGCCTGCGGAATCGGAGCGCACTTCCTTGATTCGCGCGTTCCTTGGCATATTCTCGAAACCAACGATGACCTTGCCGCCGATCTGGTTGTTTTGCGAGCCAAGGGCTGAAGGCAGGGACGCCCCCAGGCCGGTCGTTACTGGCGCACCGGATCCCAGGCCGAAACTTTCCTTAAAGCTGTCGGGAGCAAGATCCAGAAATGACTTAACCGAATTACCCAGCCAGGCAGTGAATTTCTGCCAGCGCTCGGCAACGCCGTCGATAAATCCACCGATCCAGGCTTGACCTATTTCGTAAAGGTCGATCCCGAAAAAATACGCAACCAGGGCATTCACTGCGGTGGCCAGGATCGAAACCGGGTTAAATGTTTCGAGCACTTTGATCACGCCCTGGATAAACCCGGCGTCGAAAGCGGACGTTATTTCATTCCACTTTCGCTTCAGAAACCCGACGACTTCATCCCAGTTCTGATAGACCAGATAAGCGGCAGCCGCGACGGCGGCGACGGCGGCGACTATTCCGATCACGATCCAGGTGATCGGGTTCGCGAGCAACGCCGCAGTCCAGGCCCAGGTCGAAGCCACCACCTTGACAAGCATCGGCCAGATCGTCGCGAAGCCCGCCGCCAGGGACGTCAGCCCGGCCGAAGCCAGGGCGATGACTTTTGGAATCGCGGCCGCGATCGCAATGCCCAGCTGAACAAAGCTGATCGTCGTGGCGATCAGGGACTTTACCAACGCTCCACCGAGCAGTGTCACCAGCAAAGTGCCGGCATGGCGCCACCCGACGGTTGTCTCGATCGCATAACTTATCCCGGCAGCCAATGTGCTGATTGCTGAGATCACGCCCCAGGTACCCTTGACCAGGCTGGGCAGGGTGTCTCTGAGTTGGATGACAGCGTTTTTGAACCAGGCGATGATCTCCGGCCGGGACTCGATCGCGACGTCCTTCAGGTGAAGAACAAAGGTGTTGAGATAGGGCAACAACTCATTGGCCAGGGCATGGCCGACATGGGTTATCACGCGCGACAGACGTGCAAAGTTATCGTTGAATTCCTCACTGGCGCGCGCTTGAGCCTCGCTGATCACACCCAGCCTTTCAGCTTCGTCGCCGGCCTCTCTCATGGCCTTGCTGCCGCCGCGCAGCACGTTGATCATGCCGGCGCCGGAACGGCCGAAGAGATCCTGGGCAATCGAGACCTTCTTGCTTTCGTCAGTCACGCGATCCATGGCGTCGGCAATCTCGCCCATCAGCGTTTCGGCGTCCTTGATCTTGCCGTTACCATCCTCAACCGAAATGCCGAGTTTGGTGAAGGTTTCCCCGGCCGTACCGACACCCTCGGCGGCTTCGCCTGCGGCATTCAAAAGGAATCTCAAAGAGTCGCGCATCTGTTGCGTCGCAACGCCGGCAAGGTCGGCGCGATGCTCCAGGCGCTGCAGCGCGACTATGCCGACGCCCAACTTGTCGGCGGTCTTGGCAATCTCGTCGGCAACTGAAGCAGACGATTTCACCAGTCCGAAAAGGCCTGCGCCCAGGGCAGTGATGCCGGCGGCGTACTTGACGACTTCCTTGAGGCTTTGGCCCAGGTTCTTTCCAAACTGCTTCCCGGCCCGGCCGACCCTGTCCAGACCGCTCTTTTTGCTGAAGTCGCCCAGCGCCTTGCCCATTTTGCGGACAGGCGACGTCAACTTGTCGACGGCCTCGACTATGAGTTTAAGGCTGAACTCTCTCACGCTACTTCTTTCCGAGTTGCTTGTTGATCCGATCCGCCGCGCGGTGCCACTTGATCAGCTGCCGGACCTTCATCTTCGCCAGTTCACTAGGTTGGAAGTGGAAGACGTAGGCGACATCTTCCATCAGGTCTCGCCAGTTGGCAGGAACTCCGACAAAAAACCCATCACCGCCTTGGCAATCTCGGCCATGTCCGACACCTTGATTTTCTTGGCGGCCGATGGCGGAATGTCCGCCATGTTGGCAACCAGCTTGTGAAGATCGCCCAGGTTCAGCTTGATCTTGCCCTCGCCGGAAACCTCAATGTGAATGTCATCGAGGACGCCGAGATCAGGTTCGTCGAGGTTGAGTTCCTTGACGCTCTCGCCGTGGGCCACGATTGCGTGTTTGAGCAGAACTTTTTGCTTCGACATCAGCTCACCTCCTCAGCGCTGCGGCCTTCGAAGCGGACCTGGATGTTGGCTTCCTCGGTCTGAATGTTGCCGTCGCCGGCGTACCACGCATCCCGAAGCAGAACGGTCTTTCCGTTTGCCAGCTCGAGCGTGACGCTGACGCCGTCGAGTTCCAGGAACTTCTTGACGTCAAGATCGGCCCGGTCGGTGATTTCCCCTTCAATGAAGGCAATCTGCGGCGTTTCCTTGTATCCGTGGATAGCGTCGGAGCCGATCATGCCCTCGCGCTTGGGGATGCCCAGGTTGTAGGTGAAGCTCCCCTTGGCGTCATGCTGCGCGCCGTCGATCTTGACGAAGATCTTGCCGGCGCGGCGGTTCGGATTAGCCATGTGTTAAACCCTTGTTGAACGTTGCTTAGAGAAGGAAGCCGATCTGCACGCCACCGATGCGGAACTGGTTGATCAGATCAGGCGGCAGCATCCAGTCGAGGCGGTTCGGGTCGTTGGCATTGCGCTCGCAGATCAGATCGCCCTTGAACTGGTCGATGTTCTCGACAAGCCCCTGTTCTTCCCAAAGACGGAACCGGGCGATCGCTTCGGCCTTGCCGACCTTCGGGGTGATGACGGCCTGCCCGGCGCCGTAGCGTGTGCCGTCATCGGCAAGCTTGTGGCGAGGGTATTTCCGCAGGATGTAGTTGCGGAAATCGTAGCGGAGAAACGCCAGGGTCAGAGGTGTATTGACATCGAGATATGAGATGTCTTCGGCACCGGCCGGGCTGGTTTTATAGGTTGTGATCAGGCGCTGGATGCGCACCACACCACCGGCGTCGGCCGAGTGCGTTGAGATCCCGTCATACAGAAGCAGATTGTTTTCCTGCAGCGTGAAGCGGTCACGCTCCTTTGCAGGCATGACGCCGGAGACCGGCAGGGTCTGAAACGGCCGCGCAGGATCGATATTGCCGTGATAGCTGATCAAGCCGGCCACGGCGCCGGCCCATTCCCAAGTCGGTGTCGGGGATCCCGCCGCATGCATGACCGACAGGTGTGGAGAGTTTCGCGTGTCGCCGAACGTGCCCAGGGCCGCGTGGGTGCCTGTCGCAGCCAACACCGCAATGCCTTCAATCATGCGCATTGGTCCCCAGCGGCTCGCCAGTTCGCTCTCCAGCTCGGTCAGGTTAAAGCCATCGCGATAAGGCATGGTGATGACGTTGTAGTGTTCGTCCCCCAGAACCGGCCAGATTGTTGAAATCGCCGGGTTTGCGGCGCCGCCCGACAACGGCGTGATGGTGACGGTCAGATTAGCCGGCAGAACTTCCCCGTCGTAGTAGTTCAGGCGGATGTCGAGATCATTGTGAACCTCGCCTTTATGACGCGCGGTGAGATCGATGAGGGTGTTATCCACACCATCGACCGCTGCCGTCACTGCCAGGCTGGTATCGGCAGCAATCGCCGCCGCCAGATTGCTGGTTACGCCGGCGATGGAATCGATCGCGGAAACGCCCACCCGCACACGCCGGCCGCCGATGTAGAGATTGACGGTGCCTGGTGAGATCCCGCCGCTAAGCTTGATTGATCCGATGGCCGCGACGCTACCGCCCGCGTCATCGAGCGCGACCGCCCAGGTCTCGGTAAAGGAGTTGTTTTGCAGCTGCCGTTCGAGCGTCTGCGCCAGCATCGAGCCTGCACCGAAGAAAGTCCTGGCCTGCTCGGCCGAGGTGACGCGCACCGGCTCCAGGGCGGAAACCGTGCCGGTCACAAGGCGCTGACCGATGACCAGGTTACGGAAAGGCATGAGCGCCAGCCCCTGGACCGCCCGCGAGTTGTCGAACTCGACATAGACAAAGGGAACACGGATGTTCGTCGGAATCTCGTTAAAGCTGATCGTCATGGGTTAGCTCTCCTTGCCGGTCTTGGCGGGCTTGCCACCGGATTTTCCGGCCGGATCGAATTCGACCAGATCGCCGGCAATCACGCGCCGGCGGTAATAGGTCGTCGCCGGCAGTTCTTCGCCTTCGGGTTTGACGAGAAACTGCGGATTGTCTTCTTTGCGCACCCGCAGTCCATCGGCGGGCTTGGCGTAAATCGTCTTCATTCTTGGGTCTCCAACTGAAAGACATCGTCGGTGAGGGGGGAACCTTCCGGCGCAATAGCATCAAGGCGAACCGCGCCGGTGGCGAAGTCATCGATCACGGTTACGCCGGGAACCTCGTCGACTTTGGTCTGCAGCGAGAAGCGTGCGCCGTGGCAGAGCGTTCCCGCGAACATCACCGGGCCGGCGTCTTCGAGCTGCAATCCGGCCTGGCCGTCAACGATCGTGGTTGAAACGACGTCGCCGATCGTCTCGTCATCCCGGAAGGCGGCACGCATGCACTCAACCAGGTAGTCGAAGCCGGCGGCCGAATTTTCCTGCTCCGACCATCCGACGTAATAGTTGATCCGCCAGCGATGGATCACATTGTTGTGGGAGGTGCTGGCCTCAAGTTCGCGGGTCGCGGTGCGGGTGATAAAGCCGCCGCGTACGCGATCTCCAACCATGTAGAGTTTCTTCAGATCGTCGGGCCGCGCCGCGAAACGCTCATAAGCGTGGATGGTGCCGATGTTCGGTACCGCCGCCAGGCTTGCCTGGATCGCAGCGCGGATCTCAGAGAGGCTCATGGGTTTGCCCCAATGTGATTCGCGATCCGATCTCGCGCGGCTGCAAAGATCGTCTGAATCTGTTCGCCGTTGGCGTCGAACGCCCTCTCGAACATGTGCGCGCCCGTGGTTCCCCTGGCGGCAATCTTTCGGGCGATCGCAAAGCCGGCGCTTTTCGCCTCGACCGGATCCAGTCCCAGCTTCTGCTCCGCCCAGTCGATCAACGGCTGAACCGGTGGCATGTGCGGTTTGCTTCCGATCTCGACGGGAACCGCATAGGCGAGCGGCGAGCCGACTTCACCGATCACATTTCCAGCCAGGGAATAGGGTTCCTTTGCTGAAATCGATCCCTTCAGGCCACCGCCTGCACCGATGCCCGTAGGGGTATGATCCGCGACCTCGCGCTGAAGAAGCAAGACAGCCTTCCAGGTCGCGGCTTTCAGTTCACGTTCGGTTTCTTCAGGCGCTCTGGCGAAGGCCTCCGCCAGCATTTCCGCACCGGGCATTTTGAAGGTGAGTTCAATTGGATCGCTCATGTCGTCACCGATACACGCGCGGGTGTGTAAGGCGATCCTGGCCGCGTGAATCGCGCGTATCCCAGTCGATCACGGTGCCGGCCGGTGCAGTTCGCTTGGGATCGATCCCAAGGTGTTCGTAGTACAAATTTCGGGATACTACCGCGCGAGCGGCATAATCGCGGGACTTGGTGGCGTGATCGACGCTGTCCGCCTGGATCGTTGACTGGCGATCGCCGGCGTATTCGGTCGCGAGCTGCTGAAGGATCAGAGCCGCCGCCCAATTGCAGACGGCTTCCCGATCGGCAGCGGGGATCGTGTCCTGGTCGATCGACACAATATGAGGCGCAGTGAAGGCGACACGGACGGTATCCTGCGCGTCCATGACCTGGCCGAACATCAGGTGCCAGCCCGCCGTGCCCT